TCCAAATTCTTCATATCCATCTTAAGGAAGGCTTTAGAATTCTGGATGGCAGCAGCCATTCTGTTATCAACATTTGTTTGTTCAAACTTGGCAAGAGTGTTTGCAGTATTGATGATCTGCTGTTGTCTGTTGTCAAGGTTCTTGATAGTCAGTGTCTGAAAGAACTGAGCATCTGACTGTGCAATTGGGATAGATGCTTCCAAGAGAGCCTGAGACATTGCAGCAGTAGCAGCAGTTCCGGTCATTCCCTTGAAGGCAGCAATCTTTGAAACATTACGGGCAGTAGATGCAGCCCAAGAAGGAATCTTTGGATCACCAGTAGCTGGATCAACAAATTCAGACTGAAGAATGTCCAACTGTCCCTTTAGGGTAGCCTTGGAGTCAGTATAATTACCTTCTCCCAACTGTTGAGCCAGAAGCTTTCCAGCAAGAGAATTGGTATCAATGACATTGGAAATATCCTGAGCAGCATACTTCTTGAGTGCTTGACCAGCATAGTTGGTTGAACCATCCTGATTAGTACCAGTACCAAGTCCCTGCATATCTGCCTGAGGAGCTTCCACCTGAGACTGGGTAGAGACTGTACCTTGGGCAGCAGTCATCTGATTATTGCCAACTTCCTGTTGAGTACCTTGTACATTATATGTATTGGCAGTACCATTAGCTACATTGGCCACAGGGGTTGTAGTAGTTTGTGTACCAGAGGTAGCAGGGGTCATTGTAGACCAACCCCCACTCTCATCGACATCACCAGCAGTTACATCCATCTTCTGCTGTCTATCAGACAACATCATGGACTCATTGGTAGTAGTATTTGGGTTATCACCAGTCATAAATTTGCTGGGATCATTGACTATCTTGCCAGAATATTCTACAACATTCATCTGGCCAGACTTCTTTTTAGCCCTTGCGGGTACAACTTGTGTGTTAGGCAATGCCATTTTTAACTACTCCAATTATGCGAATCTGCCTCTAGTATCAATCCATCCATCAGTAGCAATTCTGAGGGTTCTCCCGGCAGCATCTGCATCACAACTAATTTGAGCACTCGTATTTGTTCTAATCCTAAGTGATGCAACATTACCAGCAGACGCTTGTCCAAACAAGTTTGGTAGTCCTCTATTTGTTCTATCGGGAGCAAAAACATTTATACTTGGGGTACACAACAACATCTCCCAAATTGTAGTATCAAAACCATAAGCCCTGATCTTTGCCTCTACTTCTATCCCAGTGGGAACTGTTAATGTCCGATCAGCTCTTGTTGCATTCTGAGTTCCATCATAATCAAGAAATGCAGAAGTGAAGGTAAAATCGTCACCAATTTGTACAAAGCCAGCAATTATGTCAACTCCATTTTCATATCGGTACACAGAACCAATACGTCGCTTTTTAGTGTAATTGGTTGGCATAGTAGGAGAAGTTACTGAGAGAGAAAATAGAGCATCAATTACACCAGTATCCGGTCTCATGATTAGCCATACGTGATACCAATTACCAGATGATGCCACCCCTGTATCCAGACCACCATTACCAGAACCGACAGCCCAAGTAGCATTAATTTTTTTAGTAATAACAGAAGAGAGGGTCATAGCAGCGTAATCAGAATCATCTGATGTAGCTACTCCAGCAGCAATATCTATGTCATTAGTACCGTTATTAGAAAGTGTAAGCCCAAAAATACTTCCGGGGAAGTAAAAAGGTACGTCCCATTCAGGAGCAGTACCACCAGAGTTCACCCTCAATACGTAGTTAGCAGTACCAATTGGTAGTTGACTTAGATTATCAGCACCTGCTCCATACAGAATGTCACCAGCAGCAATTGTCATCCCAGAGATGTCAGCCAGTGTAGCATCATAGGCTTGTACATCTGTACCGACAGCCACACCAAGAGTTGTCCTTGCAGCAGAAGCATCAGCATCATCAATCAAGGATCTACCAAAAGTGGTGATTGCAGTCTCGGCCCAAGTGTCAACACCAGTGGTGTATGCAATCTTGTCAGCAGCAGTACCTAGAGAGGCCAAGGAAGCCAGTGTAGCGTCATAAGCCTGTACGTTAGTACCAATGACTAGACCAAGGTTAGTACGAGCTCCTGAGGCATCTGAGGCCCCTGTACCACCATCTGCTACAGCAAGGTCAGTACCACCAGTCCAAGACCCACCAGTCCAAGATCCATCTGTAATAGTTGGAGTGGTTATAGTAGGAGTATTTACTGTCGGAGACGTAAGAGTTTTGTTAGTAAGCGTCTGAGAACCAGTGGTTGTTACGATTGGAATACCATTATGGGTAAGGGTTGTTACATAGAGGTCAATAGAACCTCCACCAGTAGTACCATCCCAGAGACCAATCGTCCAATCATCAGCAGTACCTTCAGAATCAATGAACAACATGGGTTTACCAGTTGCATAGTCTGTAGGCTTAAATTCCATATATCCAGCAGCAGTACCAGCAGTACCTCTTGAAATGGTTTTCAATCCAGTAATAGTCTGAGCACCAGCCAGCATGGTGGCATAAGTATCAACATAAGCTTTTACAGACTGTTGAGTAGGGATTGCTGTTGCTGAATTAGTGACCATGTTATCTTCATCAAGAACACTCACTTCAGCAGCATTTGCAGTGCTACCAGAAGTATTCCCGAGAACTTTCATAGAGCCTACTTGAACAATATTAGCAAGAGGCAATCTACCAGTAACAGATGCAGACAAACTGATCTGTGGGCTATTACCAGTAGTGCCATCATGAGTATGTCCAGTAGAGCTAGAGAAAGCACTCTGAAGAGCATTAAATTCGGCATTCAAGGGAGCTGCGGAAACATCAGCACCAGATACAATATCGGCAGTACTCTGTCTTGTGTAACCAGCCATTTATCTTTTTCCTTCTGTAGAAAATTCTATAATAAATCCTTGAATCGAATGAGACTCAGCAATTTGGTTTGTTGTAAAAGTGTATTGTACACTCTTGAAGCTCTGTTCTAGGTCATAAGTAATAACTGGGTAGATATCGTCACTAGCGTAAATAATACCAGTTCCATCATATTCAACACCAACACCATCGTAGACTGAAGTAGTCTCACCAGTAGCACCTGTATATGGTGCCACAATTACAATTTCAGGATCTTTCCAATCGAACCTAGCAGTAACAGTAACTTCAAAAGATGCTTCAGGTTTGGTAAACAATAGCATTTTTCTTGCAAGCTTCCTGATCAAGGGGTCAGAGAACGCCAAGTAAGGTGTCTTATAGGTTGAAGTAATATTCTCCCCATTGAATGACATACCAGACTCTTGCTTATAGACCCCACCGTTATAGTCACCATGGAATATGGTCTCTACGTTATTGATGTAGTCAACTTCAGTACAAGATGTTCTGATACCAGTCAGTTTGGAGAACTCAAGGCTTACACCATTGTTACCATCTCTCAGACCACCAATAAGTCCAATTCCTACTGCCGTAGCAGAGGGTGTTGAAACGAAGTACCTAAATTGAGACTTACCTTTAATAACAACACTATTAAGGTATGCCAAGTCATAATTTGATTGAAGTTCATTGACGTACTTTTGGATAGGTCTTGAAACAGATGCCAGATTAACATCACCAATCTTGTCTGTACCTGAGACAGTTCTTACACCATCTTGGGCCAAGAAGAACACATCACCATTAACTTCAATAACAGAGTCAGGGGCAATACATCCAATATTAGATGCGACATCTTCAATAACAAATGTCAGATTTGATTCAACGACTTTTCTGATACGCTCTCTTCCGAAAACAAATAGGGAGTCTCTGAACGCCATAATAGCTTGAGCAGGAGCACCAGCAGATAGTTGACCTGCACCAGATGCTACTGTAAAGTTGAATGGGTCTTCTGGGGCTGAGTGTGCAATCATTGAATCACAATCACAACCACCTGCCAAGAAAATATGATTCTTGAATACTTTGATAAACTGTGGGTGATTAATCATCTGATCTCCACCCGGAGAAGCACTAGTACCTGCTCCTGCATCTGTCAGTTGATACCAAGTAGTTCCATCATATAGAACTGGCTGATTTACACCATCGACAAGCATTACATAATTAGTACCACCAAACACAAATTTCTCATGCCTGATCTTCACAATAGAATTACCACCCGATGTGGTAGCAAGAGTAAGACCAGTTGTTACAATAGTCCACCCAGTAGCTGAGTCATATTCGTAGAGTTCATACTCTGCTGCACCTTGTTGTTTTCTGGCAGCAAAGATGTGGTCATTATTGGTCAAGTCTGTATATACGATAATACCAAGGATTGGTCCTTCGGCACCTGCATCATCTACAATCTCATAGTCAGCGTCATAGGGAGCAAACCCTTCGATCCTACGATAACCACCATAGAGACCTACTTCGTAATTAATAAGTTCTGCTGCACCACCGGGAGTAACACTATCAATAAGCAAGTGATTCTCAGTCGTGTTTAAACCCCCTGCACAGAGCACTGTGAGCTGTTGTAGATTATCGGCCATTATACCCTACCTCCTACAAGAGAACCTCTCCATGTGCTTCCACCGAAGTTTACACGAGTATCTGATACATCATCCTTCTTTGGCATAAGAGTATGTCTCATATGATTGATACTTCTCTCAACTTCTGGAAGCCAGACAGATACCTGTTCTGAGTTATCCTTGTGCATGTAAAAATGTTTAAGGGCTACATTAATAATAACGTAGTCAAATTCTTGGGGAATAGTTGTCTCATCATCGTGATCAACTAGTTCAGTTTCTTTTACATAGTACTCATAACCAACAGTGAATGCTTGATCAGGGGAGGGAGTAACACCAAAGGAATTGAGTTTCGACTTACTAGAGTCAAAAACAAATACAGGTGTTCCCCTTCCATCTGATCCTGCGTCAAGATCCAGTGGACGATATTTCTTCATCCAGATATCTCTTGTAATCCTGCCTAGAGGAGTAGTATTAACTGAGAGTGCATCATCCTTTACAATGTAGAATGATTCCCAATCTGCTTGTTTCAGTGTCGTGGGGAAATTGTATTCTGTAGTTCCTACTACAAGTAGCTGTGTTCCAGTCTCATACTGGTAAGGCCACTCACGCTCTTTAGCATCAATCTCTTTAATGGCAGCTCGGATACAATCCTTGGCAGTTGCCTGAGTTGATCTTGCAGAGGCAAAATCAGTTGAAGTCAATTGACCCTCTAGCAACCTTCTCAAAAGTTCGTTAGTGAGTTCCAGATATGTGGAATTTGACATATTTTAAAACCCCAATTTGTATTTGATTAAATTAAACAAGTCTTGTATGAAGAAAGAGATAATACCTGCAATAGCTGAAACCAGCATAATAGCCCCAATAGTTCTTTCTTTCCACACTCTGATTTCTTTGATAACAGGAGATGCCTCTTTGAAATCTCTTTCTAGTCCATCTAGAACTACAAGTTTCTCTTTGACAAACTCTCTGAATTCTTTGTCTTCTCTTTTTGAATCTTGGATTACGTGAGAGATGTTAATAATCTCAGCACTCAATCTACCCAAGTCAGAATATATCTCTTTGTCTTCCATAACCATTATCCTTATAGTAAGAACCGGGGGCTATTACACCCCCGGCTATTAGTTTAAAGATTAGCTCTGGAGAGCAGCGATACCGGGATTGTAGTCTTCACCACGGAGATCCACAACAACTGCATATACCCAGATCTTGCCCGTGAGGACAGTACCAGTCTGAGTAACAAGCAGGAGGTCGAGGGTGTCAGCAGTGGTTACAACTACAGGCTCCTGTACACCCAAGGGGGTAGCATAGGAGTCAACAGCAGCGCCGTCAAAGTCCCAACCGTCAACGATATTATCAACGTCACCGCCAGTAATACCAATGTCGATTGTGAGGTCAGTAGATGTGCCGGTCATTGCCGAAACCTTCTTGGCACCACCTGCAAGAATCATGCAGTTAGCGGGAAGATCAAGAGCTTCGATCACATCAGACTGAGCAAGGGCAGAACCCTTGGCCGTAACAGCAGCAGCAAGGTCAATTTCCTTGCCGATAAGGTACGGTACACGAACGTTACCAGAACGTCCAACGAAACCAACGCCAGTACCGGCGCGAGTTGCGAGATCAATAGTAGCCATTTTTTATTCTCCTTCAGAACTAAAAATTAGACGTTTACGTTGTAGATTGCACGGCACAGAGCCTGCGGACGCAAGATCTTACGGCCATACAGGTGCATACCACGAACAACGTCAGCGAAGGTGTCCTGAGAGCGGAACGATTCGGTCTTGTTGATCTGTTCGGCAGTGGCAACAGCAGAGTCGTGACCAGCAACGATGACACCATAATTGGCAGACGAGCCATTGTTGTCAGCAGTACCAGAGCCAGTACCAATGTAAGGGAGGTTATTCGAGCTATAAACTCGGAAACCACGGATCTTGCCATTGGACAGGCGGCCATTAGAAAGCTGTTCACCTTCTTGGAAGTCACGGTCCATGAACTTCGAATTTTCATCACGAAGGATTTCTTCGAAGACGGGATCAACAACAACCCAACGACCATCCTTATCGACGTTCTGCTGGTCCATAAGACGAGACATACGCGAAAGAACTGCCAGAGGAGTTGCATCGTAAGTACCGGAAGTACCAACAGCGATCGAGTCCAGAGCAGAGGCGCCAGTGACGAAAGTAGCACGAGTCAGCTTGTGAATTGCAAGCAGTTCGTCTGCGTCAGCAGTGCTTTCCGACTTAGTACCAACGGCAGTCGTACGGGCAGACCATGCACCACCAAGGGTAGTCGTTTCGTAACCCGACATATAGCCAAGTACGTCAGCATCATACTCCTGTGCGAGCTTGTAGCCAGCACGGTCAGTAGCGAGGTCCATCCAGTTAACATGGGACTGCTTCTGTTCGATGTCATCAACCTGGAACTGGAACGCATTGGCGCGGTCTACGAGCAGGGTGAAGTCTTCGTCCTGAAGGTCCTGAGAAGTGAGCTGGACACCACGGGCATAACGCTGGATCGCGATATCTGGTTCCTTGATGATCTGGACAGAGTCGCCCTGATTAGCAATTTCACCAAAGTAGTCGTTGTTAGTAATGTCGCCAGCGACGGTCTGTTTGCGGAATTGCTTCTGGACCTTGCTGGAGTAGATGACCGGCGAAAACACGCCGTTTGGAAGGTTGTGATAACCTGTTGCGCTTGTAAAAGCCATTTATATTCTCCTATAGTGTATTTGATTAATTGTTTGTGATTAACCAGATTAGTCGCTATAGAGAGGTCATTACGTTTTAGGTAGTCTCCTAAAGGAGGGCTAATTGAAATGAGTAGTCTTCATGCTATAATTCTGTGTTAGTAGTCTAACAATGATTAACGGGCACCACCCGAGATGTCATAGTTAAATCTACCCTTGCGGATGGCAGCCATGATCTTTTCTTCATGCTTGTCATACCAGTTCTTATCTTTCTTACCCTCTCGTTCAACTTGGGACTCAGAATAATCATAGTCACCTGCGAGCGAGTCTGGAACATTACCACCAGAAGACGGACGAACTACCTTAGCTGCATCCGAAAAGTCTTCATCTTCTTCCACCTTGGAAGGACGCTTACCATTCTGGGTCTTAAACTTCCCGATGACAAAGTCTGCATCGTCTACATCGAGAGATGTGTAAATAGCATCTTGATCTCGCTTAGACTGCTTACCTAGCCACTTATGAAAGTCACTATCTTTCTTAAACAAGTTCTCTGCATCGGGATGGCGGCGCTTAATCTCGAGAATAGCCTCTCTCCGTGCAATTTCTGCCTGTCTTTCTTCGAACTTAGAAATCTTTTCGCGGTCAACCTTGACTGTTTCTTTGATCTCTCTTTGAATAATTGTGTCAAGAATAGCCCTGAATTCAGGATATTGCTTAGTCCACTCTTCTACTTCTTCCTCACTTTTTGGCATTTTAATCTGACCAGTGAGTGCTGCATTAAGCTGCTTCTTTAGTGCTTCTTCCCGTTCAGCTGCTTCTTTCTCTTTCTGAGATTGATACCGACGAAGATCTGCATATCGCTTCTTAAAGACTTCTTCATCTACAGAAGTTGCAGGTTCATTCAAAATGTCCTGTTCAAGTTCTTGTTCGAGGTCTTCATTCATTTCAGCTTCAATGCGAGGATTTCTATATTTAGCCATATAAGTTATATTTCCTTCTGGGGCCACAAGTAGTTTATCGGACACCATTGTCCTTTAAAGGTTGCGGGTAGCCTTGCCACAATTACCTACCAGAGACCGCCCTTGCCGCTATCTACGGCATCACGAGCCTGCTGACTTCCAGAGAACCCACCATAGCCGTCGCTTTGGTCTCGATCTGGATCTTCTCCTGCATAGGAGACGCTTGCTTTTTGATCTGGAGTTTCAGGAGCATCAGGATGGTAGTCCTTGCTCATTGCATCATCATCACCAAAAATATTACTGAACATATCCTTCACACCAGCAGCCATAGAGCTAAAGAGTCCCGGTGGCTGTTCTTTCTGAAATGCTTCTAGATTTGTCTTAGTCTGTTGTTTAGTAGCTTCGACAGTTGTTGGATTTAACTGCTGTCTCATTCTAGCTTCATTAGGAGTAAGGGTAGTCTGACCTTGTTTAGTCAGGGCCTCGAAACCAACTGGAGTTACCTGTGTGCCTAGTGTTGGATCACTGTAGGCAATTGAACCTACATAACCCTTCTGATCACTCAGAACACCTTTGGCATTATCCATGAAGCCCAATGAGGGCATATTCAACATGTCTCTAGCTTTACTCGTAGCCTGCATATTACTTGCATTGATGCCTACGTTAACTGCTTTACCTGCCAGACCCAAAGGACCGGGGAGAGCCCCTGCGAAGGACATAATACCGGGCTTGTCGAAGTACCCAAAGTTTTGTGGGCTCTGTTGTAGTGACTGCCTGTTCGATTGAGTAGGAGCAGGACTTGACGCCACTCTGTCAGAGAGTGATTGTTCTTGATTGTTTCCACCAGAAGTCTGAGGGTCTGCGACTTTTTCAGTCAGTGATGGTTGAACCTGCTGTTGAGGTGCCTGAGTGGGTTGAGTTACTTGAGCAGTAGGAGCTTGTACATCAGTACCAGCCTCAATGATTTTGTATCCTGCAGGATTAACTATCTGCTCACCAGACTTAGCGTCAATGAAGACTACTTGGATTGCTCCGTTCGACCCTCTGACTAGTTTCCTCATTGCATATTTAGGTTCTGCGAAACCAGTGCTTATGACCATCCGTCACTCCTACTCGCTGCTCCTGCAGACTGGCTACTGGAATTAGAGGAAGCATTGTCACGAGAGTCTTTATCAGTATCTCCCTGACTTCTGTTCCCACTACTTGAAGAAGTGTTAGACGAAGATGCAGCGTCTCTAGAGCCCTTGTCTGTGTCACCTTGACTTGGGTTAGACGAGAAACCACCACCTGTAGAGTTAGTAGAAGCACCTCCACCACCTTCATAGCCATTAGACTGTTTGTCGTCATAGCCGTAGGAGTTACTAGTGGACGAGCGTTCCTGTCCTGCAAAACTAGATGTGCTGCTGGAACCTTGGTAGCCGTTAGATTGCTTATCTTCGTACCCATAAGTTCCTCTGTTGCTAGAGGATGGGTCAGCAGAGAAGCCCTGTCGTTCTACATTAGTAGAAGTACTTGTAGAGGTAGGATCAGGAGTAGTCGTATTGGTTTTATTCGTTTGCATAGACATCTCGAATTCTGGTAGTGAACCAAATCTATGAGGTCCAAGTTCAACTGCATTAGTCATTGTCTTTCCGAATTCAGGAGTGACTAGACTAGGATTGTAATAGTTGGTGAACCCAAGATTGTTCTTAGGGTCAGAGAAGTAATCATCAACCAAACTGTTAAAGACGTCTGGGCTTTTTGAATAGTTCTTATTAGCTGTATCTGCGGCAGCAGGAGTATTCCAAGTAGAGTACTGGTTAGGTGCCGTGACAGCAGCTTCAACTGTGCCGTATTTGCTGAGTGCTCTATTTTCAATAGTAGAAAGAATACCCATAGCTTCCATACGGCCTGCCTGAGTGGTCAAGTCTGTGTGTCTCTGGTCAATTTCACCTGCAAGAGTACGACTCATCAAGTCCTTTTCATCAGCAGAGAAAGCAACACGAGAAGTTAGAGACTCCTGTGGATTGTAACCGGGACTAGGGGTTGGAGTAGGAGCACCGTTGGCTACGGCAGCATCATAATAAGATGGAGCCATTAGACCAGTTGCTCTTGCTTCGTTAAGTCTGTCTTCCATTGCCTTAGCACCAGAAGCCCATTGTGGACCTTGGTTAGCAGAGAACTGTTCAGGAGGCATTGTATCAAAGTGAGCAGCTACACCGCCCATGTACTCTTTACCGAAACCTATGTTAGCACCATATTGAGCTGCAAGGTTCTGAGAAAGGTCTTGGAAGGCTGCTGGATCGTCTTTAACAGTTAGCTGGCGTCCTGTATCATCGTATACTCTGAAATCGCCTGCAAAGCCCTGTGTGTGTCGATTAGACCCTACTGCGTCATGTCCTGCTGGTTCTTCACCAGAAAACAGTTCTGCATGGTAGCCCGGACCAAACGTGTCCGTAACAGCATCCTGTACTTTTTCACGAATACCAGAGCTAGGAACTTCACTTCGTCCAGCGCCAGAAAGGTTAGTATCCATTCGTGCCATCTGACGATCTGGAAGATCACCCATGTTAGTACCAGTGAGGCCTTGAGAACGATCAGATCTAGCAGCATAGTCAGCACTGGAGCTAGAAGTTGTACCTCTACCAGTGCCTGTGCTTGAAGACTTAGAAACAGCCTCAGTGTTATTGGAGCTTTTCTGTCCGAACATTCCTGAAGAGATTGTATCTGCTTTTCTAGCACCATAGTCAGAAATATTATCACCACCGGGACTCATTTCTGCTTGACCTTCTGCCGGAGCAGTTGGATTAGCAGGATCGATTGGCTTAGAGGTAGGAGTTTGTGGATTAGCAAAGGGAGTCCCATCTACAGAGAGAAGTTGGTATCCTGCAATATTAGGAACCGTCTCTCCTGTAGCGGTATCTTTATAAATGACCTGCAATCGGCCATTAGCACCTCTTACTAGTTTTCTAATGGCTGTAGGCATCTTTAGTCTCCCGATGGGTTATTTACTTCATCTTTCAAAGTCTTCAGTCTCTTTAGTTCAACGATGGCTCTCTGTAGTCCTCTAAGCTCCTCAAGAGAAGAGATAGACTGAAACTCCTGAGTTAAGAGATTAATGCGATAGTCTGCATACTCGCCCAGAAGTTCAGAGATACCAATAGAGTTGACAAGGAAGAGAAACTTTTCACTGTCTTTTTTCCTCATCCTGTGAAGCCCTCAGCACCAGGCTCAGGAGCATTGCCCGGAGCTATGTTACCATTGCCATTACCACCGGGGTCACTCGGGTTAGGAGCACCTTGGCCCGGAGGCATCGCAGGCTGTTGTCCACCACCTACACCGGGGGCACCGGGAACTGGAGGATTATTGTTAGGATCACCCGGAGCCATTATTCTCTGGTGTTCAGCCATAACAGCAGCTTGGATAGCGGCTTCTCGTGGATCGTTGATAACCTTCTCTTCGTCGAGATCAAGCGATGCAGCATATTCACGCAAGATGTAGTCCCACTTGATAAGAGGAGCCATACTTGGGTTAGGTGCAGCAAACTGAGCCAACTGGAGAAGTCTCTGAGATCTAATTTCATTTCTCATCAAGGACTCAGTACCCTTGGCAATAACTGCCAGATCACCGATGTAATCCTTATCGAAATTGAATTGCATGTTGAAGGCGAACATATCTTTGCCGAGTGGTGACAAGAGATAGTCATCTATGTTACGTACTACAGCCTTAATATTCTGAGCAGCAGCACCCATCAACATAGACATACCGGAAGCTGTTCTACCCACACCACCTACAGAAGTAGAGCCATGTGAATACGAGGGCATACCGGTGGCTTCATCAGCAAGCTGTCGAGCCTTGTCGAAAAGAGAAAGTGTTTCTTGTGTTACGTTATTAATCTTCTGGGCGTTAATGGCATTACCGGGAGCACCACCGATACGGCGGAAGATCTTACCGGGGAAAATATCCATTGACTGACCAGGAGCCAGATAGTCTTCGTTAACTTCAAAGATGACATTACTTGAAAGTGCAGCATTGTCTACGGCAAGTCTCATAAAGCCATTCATGAGAAGCTGCGTATCGATCATGTTCTCTGCGATACCAATACCAAAGAAAGAATAAGGATTGGCTTCATAAGGTACAGAGTGGTAAGGGATACGAACTGGAACGAATGGATTGTAGACTAGGCGGAGAAGATGGCCATCGCAAATCCAAGCATTAATTTGAATTTGATCATAGTCCTTAAACTTACGTGGAAGCTTGATACCTGCGTCTTTAGCAATCTCAGCATCTACGATACCCCAGAACTCAAGAACTTCCCAACGCTCATGTACAGTAGTATCAGAGCTTTCGTTGAGAGAATTTTCCCAGTCTTCTAGGTTATAGTTAGGACCATCGTCAATAGCACCTTCGATATTCTTCTTGCGGAAGTAAGGACGTCTATTGAGGGCTCTTAGGTCACTTTTCGACATTCTATGTCTCTGAATGAACTTTTCAGCCTCACTCATGTTTCGAGCATCAGCATCAGGATAAGCATCCCAGATGGAAACGAACTCTACATGAGGAATTACCCTGTTTATAGGGGTATATTCGCCACTTTCAGACCATTTTGGGTACTCTTTATCGACTGCAAAAGGACCCTTATAAATGCCATTTCCGAACAAACAAAGCTCAAAAACGAAATTTCTAAGGCTCTTTGCAGCGTTTGCTTCGTCCAATTGGTCATGAATTTGCCTCTCCATCTTCCTTGCGGCATCCTTTGCAGGCTCCCAAGTGACAGAAGTAGGGGTAAGACCAACTCCGGACTTCAACTTGTCCTTAATTTCCTCTAAGTTCTTTGATTTAGGACCAAAAAGCTTAGCAATATGGGGGTCCATCTGAGGATTTTTCTCTTCCTTAGGTGCCTTGTCGTCCTGAGGGTCAAAATGAATGCTATCGTCTGCATCAATCGATACTCTAGGGGACTCTACACCGATGGGAAACTTGTTTCCTGCGAAAAGTACGTCAGAAACCTGAGCTACACCTGCTTGAACCTTAGTTTTAGTGATCTTAATGAAGGCACGGGACTTTTCAGTGTTAGTGAACTGAGTAGAAGGGCCATAAACCCCCCTATAGTTCCTATAGCACTCAAGCCACCGTGATTCATCATTACGTCTTTTGTCTTTAGACCTGTTGAACTCTTCTTTAATGAAGGCAACAAGCTTAGAGTACTTGATATTGTCTTCGGGAATGTCACCTGACTCAGCGACAGAGACAGAAGTATCATTTGTAGCTTCGGTTTCTAGCGAAAGGCTAGTACCAGAGTTTGTATCTGTCCCATCCATAAAAGATGCCATGTGATTTCCTTATTAGTTAAAATGGAACAGTTGAATATCCGTCTCTAGCCCAAACTTTGCTCGGAGTAGAGTTTACAATTCTTTGTGCTTGAACTTCTGCAGCAACTTCATCAAAGTGAATTGCTAATTCTGTTTTCAAAGTATCAAGACCTGAAGTAATTGAGTCAACGGCAGCATGTCCATAAGTATAAGCTGTAGTTTTATTCAATTTAATAGCGTCAAGTACAGTGCGCATCTGGGCTGCGGTGGAATTACCGCCGGTAGAAGACATGCTGTTCCCAGGAAGAAACAGACCTTGATCACCAAAACCGAAACGAGTGTGAATTGTCCCATTGTTCGTAGAGCGAATTGTACGAATACCCTTCGCCTTCAAAGCAGCTTGTACCTTTCCTGTATAGAAAGGACTAGAAGTTACTGTAAAGGACATAGGCTTTGTGCCAGCAGTGACATTACCACTTAGTGTAACAGAAGTATTAGCTACGACACTAAGGACAGTGAGTCCAGGAGGTGCGAGGTAAGAAGCAGCTACTTGTCCAGTAGTTATGCCAGTTGTATCTGCGATCAGAACAGTAGGACCACCATCAGAAGTTGCACTAGCAACCTGAGTAACAGTTCCGACTACTCTTGAGTTACCGTTGGGATAACACATATGGAAACGAGCATCACTAGTCATACCAGCAGCAGCAAGGGCTGCCCACTGAGAGTCTACACCAGCTAGTACAGTCGCCATATCTGGCTGAGTGATAATAGATGTGTCGTCTGGCATACCGTCAATACAAATATCCCAACCTGCATCGAACAATGATTTGACATCAGGAGTCGGCATGAATACAGAAGTTCCAGCATTAGCTGGAGGCCAGTACAATGTAGAAACAAGACCCCTCATAGCAAGTTGAGGCAAAATCCAATCTTTGATTGACTGTCTTCCATCGTCCCAAGTCATGACGTAAGTGGGAATACCATCTGCTTTCGCAACTACAACTTCGAGCCTAGGAGTTGCGGCGTAAGGAGCTGCAGTACCACCACTAGATGATGTCAGTACACGTACATCTATGGCTCCGGATGGAAGTCCGGAAAGAGTCGGTACTTGAGATACTGGGAACGAATGCCAGAGTAGGCCCATCGTAGCATTAACAGTAGTCGTTCTTGCAGTTACTCCAGACTGTGTATAGTATGTACCACCTTGTCCAAGTCTGACATCTACAGAAGAAATGTTTTGATATTCAGGTACAGTATCCAAAGATACGCCGAGGGCGACCACACCTAAGTCAGCAGGAATTGCTGTGATAACATTTGTTTTTTGGATATATGGACCATTAGTGAGACCTGTAAAGGTAGCCTTGATAGATCCGGTCCCTTGGATTTTATTTACAGTATCTACTGAGTACAATACGGAAGTTGATCCGTTGTTGGTAGTACCAGTAAGTGTATCAAAATCCCAGAGGAGAATTGGAGCAGGAAGGACAGGACCATAAGCTGTGACTGTTACAGAACCAGATCCATTTGTTTCCCGAACACCAATAGTTTTATTTGTTTCGTTTGTCGTAGCTACGTAGGTGTTGGCTGTAGAACCGGGTATATCTACACCGTCAGCTGTGAACAGATGAGTAACAGTACCACTAGGCCATGTACCAGGAGTTACCGTGTATGTGGTGCCTACAGAACCATCGCCACTACGAGCTAGAACAGGATAGACAGTAGGAGTAACACCTCCACCACCGGCAGACTTAGTACCAACGTAAAGACCACTATATGCAGCGGACCCTTTGTAAACATTTTGAACTGCTTTAGTTCCGACATATAGGGCCATACTAATTCCTTAAGTAGCAGTGGTAATATAAATTACGTTAGCATCTTTTACTGCAAGAGCGTCATAGGCTGCCTGAGTAAGAATAACAATCTGAGCAAGGTCTCGTGTCATAGCAGAAACTGCAACATGGTTACTTGCCGGTGTCTTGGCGATCAGATCCTGAAATCGATCCCTGTAATTTGTTGCGTATGCCATTAGTACGAGAACCCAATGCCGAATGCTTCATCAATAAATCGTGTCTCTACTGCAGGACTGAATGTCACTGTGAGAAGTCCACTATTGAAGTTGTTTTTGTTTTTAGGCTGAAGGGTAATACCAGTAATGAGACCACCAGAAACGGAGGTTACATTTACTCGACCATTCAGAAGCTTATCATTTACTAGAACAGGAGATGTCATGTTTAATTCCTTTGTTAGCTACGCCATCCAGCGGCTGTATATGTGACAGAGTAATCAGAGTTACCCAATAGAGTTTTAGTTAGACCACCTACGAGGCCAGTGAACTGAAGTATATTGAGTCCGATACCGGGAGTCTTTACTGTGAAGGTACAACCTGGCCACACATTCGTTACGGCGGGCACGAGGTTCATTGTACCAAGAAGGGTAGTAGTGAGTACAACTACAGGAGCTGTGATGAGGGGCGTAAGAGTCATAGTCCCAGAAGTCTGGGTAGCAGAGACTGCGTAGTCTGTTCTTTGTGGTCTCCAGAAATAGGTAGAGCCGTCATAACTGCATCTCATTACTTCATCGGCACTACCCCAGAGATCTGAGACCCTAGCGTATTTACCTACGTAAGCAATTGAAGGAGGGAAGTTAGCGAGAAGATTAGCGACCGTTTGGTTTTGGCCGCCGTTGACGTACTCAGTTGACCCCAAGGACAACGAAGAATAGACACTGGACAATTTAGATAGCATCTCCTGACAAGAAGGCAGTTGCAGAGATAGTCTTCGTAAATGGACCCGTCGTAGAGAAGACCAGTGTAATACCAGTGCTAAATCTAAGAGGCGGGTTGAACGAGACATTGATACCGGCGTTAGCTGCCAGAGGATAGACCTTCACGGGGGTGACGGCACCATCAGCAGGGGCTGCAGTAGCATTGAAGAGCATAAGGTAGCCAGCGGATGCACCAGAGACACCATTGATGCCATAGAGGTTCCCTGCGGATGCCTTGATAGTCTGAGAGCCTGTTACAGCAGTGGAGGAAGAGGGAGTAAGAGCAGCACCTGCAGTATTAGTAGGAGTCTCTGTAGTAGTAAGTGGGGCTGCACGCATTTCTGCATTGGTAACACCACCAGAGACTGAGAGAGGATTAGTTGGACCTACATCTGCAACCTGACCTGTGGCTGTTCGTGTGGCCATTAGAAAATTAGACATATTACTTTATCCATTTATCTAGGGTGTTAACAAAGAAAACACCAAAGGAGACTATTGCTGTAAAATTACAGATAATCTCTATTGCTGCTAACCAATACATTACTTTTTCTTCTTATCCACCATCTTCTGCATAAAAGCTGGCATCTTCTTATCGGTCTTTTTGCCCTTAGGCATTTCTTTCTTAGCCATTACTTCATATCCTTTACAGTGTGTTTCAAGAAGCCCGGACCAGAAGCTGGCTTAGGACCACTCTTTGTTGAAGTGTTACCCAAACGAGACTGTCTGGCTGTTTCGGACTCTGCACTCATATTAGTAGCAGAATTCATAGGACCAAGCTTATCTTTTGGTTGGGCAGAAGAAACACCAGTTGTCTTCCCATACCCTTCTGACTCGGCTGAATTTTTAGCATTGTAGTTATCGGGTTTGTCCCAATCATTCTTACCTGAATTACGAGCTTTCGTTGCCATTGTATTCCTTAATACCCAAAGGTTTTATCTGCTGGTTGATATGAGTCTAGTGGTTTAGTACCCCAATCAAGTAAGTGACTACTTCTAGGACGAGACATAATTCCATAACGCAAAGCATCATAGGTGTGGTCTGATCTGTGACGAGAGTCAATGTCATCCAATCCATTAGGGTCAGATGGAAGAGTCGGGATATCTGCAATTGTTTGTCTGCAAGTATTGAAGAACTGAATACCTGGCATTCCAGTAAACTGATCTACCTTGAGAAGCTCATGGAGGCGGTTCTTACCGTTGGTCCTTGACCCATGTCCTCTGTCTGAAGGACGCCATCTGCATCCAGCAGCAATCATTTCTTCTGCGATATTTGGTCCGAAGGCTCCTCGTTCATGCCATACAGAACTGTCAAGGACACCATAACTAATTGACTCATCCTTCTCCAACTCAAGTATCTTATGAGCTAGGTCCAGACCAGTTGCTTTAGAAATATACAATTCCCTATAGACAATTAAAAGTTCATAAACAGGATCAATAGCAAACCAAAGAACAGCACTATGGGAACTATATCCAAAGTCAGCACTCCTAAACTTCCTCCAAGAAGAAGGAATTTCTTTCGGTTCAATAATATGTACGTTAGAGTTAAACTCTGGAAATGCTGCACCTTCAGTTACTGACCAGTCACCATCTAGGAGTTTTCTTCGTTGATCTTCAGGAAGACCCAAGAGAGCTGCTTCATAAGCACCGTTCTCAGCCAAGTATGGATTATCAGAAAGCCTAGCAGGAATGAACTTACGTCTGAAAAGAGGTTGCCCTGCCTTCAGATGTTTATCTGGATATCTTAGAGTCTCACCAGTATCTATATCAGTTGCCCAAAAAGGCTTACCGGGGATCTGGGGATCAATAAACATCTTTTTAACCCATTGATGACCGGGGCCACCTGGGTTACTAGTTGCTCTCATACAAAGAGATTTCTGTAGTTCTGGATCTGTACTTCTCAGACGAGACTTAAGGAACTGCCAAGCAAAAGGTGTGGCATACTGTGTAAGCTCGTCCATACCGATCCAACAGAAAGCCTGACCTACGTAACGCTGTACGTCATCGTCTCTTTCAAGGTAAGTCATCCAGAACTTAGCACCAGAAGGGAAGACCCACATAGAGTCCTTCTCTTTCCAAATAGCTCCGGGGAATGCCTTAGGGTATAGCTTTTGAGACTCCCACTTCAGCTCTCTAAGTTCGTCATTAGTACGACGTAACAGAAGACCTACGAAGTTAGGATTGTGGAAGTAACGCATAGGGTCAGCCAACATGGCATAACTCTTGCCGCCCCCGGCCGAACCTCCGTAGAGGATTTCTTCTTCTGTGGACCCCAAGAAGTCTGTCTGTGGACCTGGGTTAGGCTTAAAGACAATGTTGACGTTACTGGGAGAGTCTTTGAATACTTTGGCTTCAGGCTCAGGGAGGATGACACGAGGTTCATCGAACTCTTCTGGCTTGATCTTCTGTCTACGAGCTACTGCCTCTGCTTCGAGTTTAGCTGCCCTTTTGAGTGCAAGGGTAACTTCTCTCTTAGATAGTGCTAACTCAATAGACTCCTTGGATCGTTTAACGCCTTGCCTCTTCTTGGTCTTAACTCGTACGTGAGGCTTACGGTAAGTATTGTATAGGTTGCTGAGAGTCTGATGACTGACAGAACGCTTAAGTTTTTGACTTACCCACTCACTCGCCTCTCGTAACGAAGAACCATCTTCAACATAATTGAAGGCTATCTCCAACCAAGCAATCTGCTCGGGGTCGGGTTCAAGTAAAAGAGGGTCAGCCTCTGATATTTTAAAGCCATTCTTGACGATGCCAAAGGGAAGCTTACGAGTAAAGGAGGGCCACCGTTCTAACTTAAGTAATCCATCAACTCCAACCCGTGGAAGTTTTTTAGTCATCCTCTACGAGGTTCCTATGGTCGAAGGGCATACTGACATCCTTAGCTGGCAGAATGAAAATGTTCTGCTCACGGATAGTCTGCTTCTCTTCTGGGGCATTGATGCCTGTACGATCAAGGATGGAATTAACAGCTTTAATAATTGTATTCTGACCGGGTGCTGTAGGGTCATTCAATACTTCAACCAGAGCAATAGATGCCTTAGCAGAGTTAGACGACATATAAGCCTTAGTGGCCTCTACAATATGATCAGCGAGTTTCTTTGTTACGGCAGATGCAGAGTCGACTTTATTGTAGCCAGCTTTTATGCAGAAGATGGTGGATAAGAAGAAAAAGTAATGTATTGGTTAGCAGCAATAGA